GGAGCATTTGCTATATGGTTAGGAAAGGAATCAAATCAATGAAAGCTTTATATGATAAATTAACAAAACGACAGCAACAAACAATGCAGAAACACAGTAAACATCATTCAAAGAAACACATGATGTCTATGGCTAAGGCTATGATTAAAGGTTCTACATTTACTGCGGCACATAAAATTGCAAAAAAGAAAGTGGGAAATTGATATTTAAAGCATTACAACTTGTTGGTGGTATGGCATCTACATGGATGGAATCTAAAGCCGAATCACAAAAATTAAATCTTGAGATAAAAAAGAAGCAATTAACTGGTGATATTGATTGGGATCTCGAAGCAATGAAGGGTTCGCAGTCGAGCTGGAAAGACGAATATCTGGTAATTTTATTTAGTATTCCACTTATTCTCTGTTTCATGGGGTCTTGGGGTAGGAATATAGTAGAAGAAGGCTTTAGAGCCTTAGAAATGATGCCTGAGTGGTATCAAGTAACTTTAGGCTGTATAGTAGCCGCCAGCTTTGGTGTACGTTCAGTAACCAAATTCTTTGGGTTACGAAAGAATGGGAAGTAATTGGAATAAACGTCGTGAGAACATTCGTATACATAGGGATTGGGATATTAGAAACTTTAGGAGAAAAAATATGGCATTTAAATTATCACAAAGGTCGCTGGATAAACTGGATGGAGTACATCCGAAACTTGTTGAGGTTGTTAAGAAAGCGATTGAGTATACTGATGTAGATTTTGGAGTTATTTATGGTGTTCGTGACCTTGAAACCCAAAAAAAATTGTATGATTCTGGAAAATCGCAGACGATGAAAAGTAAACATTTGGTACAAGAAGATGGGTATGCACACGCTGTTGATCTTATGGCTTATGATGGCAGTAATCCATCTTGGGATATTGTGGATTATGATAACATAGCTGATGCTATGCGTAAGGCGGCTAAAGAAGTTGGCATTGATATTGTTTGGGGTGCGGCATGGCATAAGATTCTAACCATGTCACCAGATAGTGCAGAGGATTTAATGAATGACTACATCGACACAAGACGAAAAGAATCAAGACGTCCGTTCATTGATGGACCTCACTTCCAATATCACACCTAGACAACTAGCTTTTGATTTCGATGACTATGATGGACCTGATGAATTATGGTTGCTTTACTTGTGGGAAAAGACCCTATCAAGTCCATCAACTGTATCAACTATCTCTCCCAAACATTCTTCTTTTCTAAATAAAGATCTATAATCGTATCAAAGTTATTTGGTTTTCGAGGGGGAACTGTTGAATAAATATTGTATGCTTCAAAGCATCTATTCTGATTATATACTTTTCTCGAGAGCTCTTCACATTGTCTTGCAGATTCAAGATCAATAGTAAGCATAAGTATTACTGTGTGTGTCATTTCTGTAAACATAATTTTATCCTAGAAAAAAATGGCTGACAAGAATTGAAGGAAACATCGGATCTTGCCAGCCAAGTTGAAGGGTAGTTTTTGGAGAAAGCATACCCTAGAATGGAATATCGTCGTCTTCTATTTGATTGTCAATAGGTTCAGGATTATTCTTTTGCTGAATATTTGTAACTGCAGACGTACCTTGAGTAAAATTATTAACTTGCAAACCTACTCCATCTTCATTGAGAAAGTATGCCATTCTTAATTCATTTCCCTCTGCTCTGCGTTTTGCTCGAGCAGAATCTATCTCTGCTTTATCATCAGGATCGATGTAAGGTTCATTCCAGTTTTTCGGTAAGATAAAACCACCACTATAGATTGGTGCATTTTCTTTATCTGATTTGTTTGGAAATGCTACACCAACTCTTATATAGAGATAACGTCTAGCATTATTCTGATCTCCATTATAAACTTCTTTTATCAATGCAACTTTGTGTTTGTTTTGATTTGCATCAAAGATATTTCCAGTAGCGGCAAGTTCAGTTTGCACCGAACCACCACTATCATTCTTAAATAACTTACCTTTGTTTTGGTTTTGATACACTACTTTATCCATTGTCAATCTCCTTATATCCAGTTTTGTGTATTGTGAGTTACTTTAGTAGATTGTGAAGCTTGTTGTTCAGGTGATGTTGGTTCACTACTACTATTCCCATCATCATCTGTTTTTGGATCTGGTCTTAGATTTAGAATGGATTGAATCATATACCTACGCATATATGTAACTCCAGATCCTATTTGTTGCTGACCTCTTTTAGTATCATCAACGCATGGTGCTTTACTTACAATCATTGTATCTGATGATAAGTGTCTGAACTCCATAATAAGTATTGGAATGAGTGTGCTATTCATTTCTTGATAATCAAAGTATGAAAAACATACCACATCATTTTTAATTAGTAATGGTTCAATCTCATTCAATATATCTTCGAGCTTCATATATTTTGTTTGTGAACCATCAGTTCTTTTGAACTGTGGATTGCTACCTTTTTCTTCAATCTTTCCGATTGAGGATTTTACTTTGTTGAGTGCAGAATAAATATTTTCTTTAGCTTGTGCCATTTGCTTTCTCCTTAATTGTTATAGTTCGTCTTTTATTTGATTGTTTAATAAGTATATCATCATTATAAATTTCTGCATCATCTTCATTCAAACTATTTAGTAATTCTTTTTTTACTTCGAGATGAGTATCATGCTGTGTTTTTGTTTCGATATATTTATCAGATAACATTTTGAAATGATTGTTTGCACACAGATCTCTCTTTACTTTCTGATCTATCTTGATTGCATCTTGATTAGTATCAAACGAATCATAATCTTTTGGTTCAATACCTCTTTCAATATGTTCCCAAAAATCTTGCATCTTATCGAGCAGTAACATTACATAAGAATGATTGTACTCGATAGTTGATGTTTGAATATCATTGCCATGTATTGCAGAGAATATAAGCTTATCAGTTTCATGACTACATAATGCTAAGTAGAATTGAATCTGCGGCATATAGTATTGAATCATCTTATCCTGATTCTGAAATCCTCTTGTATGTTTTGCTTCGAATACATACTTCTCATTAGTCTGTGTATTCTTTATGATTGCATCAACATGACCTCGATAAATAATCTTAATCATGTTTTCAGCTCCAGGCATTGCAAAAGCTTTTTCTTCTGCTTCAATCTCGCAATGTGGATTCTGTTTTATAAACCAATCAAGATTAAATTTTTGTGTGAATACACCTAACTGAACTCTGAATACATTAGAGAGATCCTCGACCTCTACTAATTTTTTCTTCTCTCGATACAGTTGATTCCATTTACCTTGCATGATCTTAACTGCATCAGATCCACCCATTACTTTACATCTATCATCATCAAGAAACATTTGCTTTCTCCTCTTCAATATATTTGTTTACGAACTTTTTGGTACTGGTTAAGAAGTGTACTCGATATGCTTTTTCGTTTTTATACATATCGTTTATTTGGAATAGTGTGGGTTTATACAACCAAGTTTTTTTACTCTCGATAGTTATTGCTCTTGCAATATCCAATGGCATATCAGCTAACTCTTGAATAACTTCTTGTAATCTTATATCCATATCATGTTTGGTATGATCTCGAGGGTTGTTGAAACAACACCACCATCTTTTGAGATTCTCTTCATACTTAATTGTATCGAGCTTGATATGAAACTTGAGCATCTCTTTATATAGATTCATTGCTGATTCTAGATTGTCACATTTAAGAATATGATTTTCATAACTACACCCTTTGATCACGTTTGGTGTGTTCATCATTATCTCATTGATTTCTTTTGGATCTGAACTGAGAAGAATAACTTTAGCGGCATTAACTTCTTCTTGTGTTAGTTCAGGTAATGAAAAGGTGACCTCTTCTGGTTTTCTTTTTGTTCCGAAAAAATGTACGTTATCTGATAGATCATTCATTTGCTTTCTCCTTTTACAATGCTCGTATTTATATAGACGTCGTAGTCTTGAGCTTTTTTTATTATTGGTATTATTGTTTCTTCAAATACCTTGTCGCTGATTATAACACAATATCGTGGATCTCCAATCTTTCTTTTACACAATGCAACATCTCGATCCTCGAGCAGATTGAATACGTTTGGGAAGTTGGATTTATCTCTATACTTTACCTCAACAAAAAGATTCTTGTCTTTGTATAGGTCTATATTCCAAAGAAGATCTGCTTTGTATTCACCACCCAATGAACCTGATAATGGTTGTTTCTTGATTCTTAATCCAAGTGATTGAAATAATTTGAGGAACCATCTTTCGTGATAGCTCCCCTTGTTTTTGCTTTTGCTTGCCATCACATACCATTCTCTTTCATCTTCTCTATATTTATTTCTTTAGATAAGACATTGATTTGTTGAGCTATTTTCTCTGCATTTGCTAGACTTATTTCAACTTCAGGATTCATTTTAAAATTTCTATGATAAGAACTATAGGGTATACCGGCCCACCTATATGCTTTTTTCATATCCACTTTGTTTGGGTAAGCTAATTCGAGAAGTTGTTTTTTGTAACTTTTTATCAGCATTATTTTTCTCCTTTGCTTCTAATAATTTTTGATTAATAATCTGTTCCCCATGCCAGTTGTATGCGTACTCTCTAATTTTTTCAGGACAATGTTTATGCTCTCCTGAAGAATAGATATGAGTTTTAGAATAATACTCTCTTGATACAATGTATCCTTTGCCATACTCGAGAACATTAAGAACAGAACTGATAGTTGATTTTGGTTTTGATCCGAACCATTTTTCATACATTGCATGAATCTCTTTTGATGTTGAGCCTAGTTTTTTTCCTTTTTCCTGAAAGATTGCGTACATACATAAGAGCACTCGTTCTTGATCGCCGCTTCCCTTTGATTTGAATCTGCCATTTTTATTTCTGATTCTATTCATTTACTTTCTCCTTAAAATAATTCTTGTTGTTGTGGTTCATCGCCCAGTTTTTCTTTTAACTCGTTAATAAATTCTTCATCGCTAATTTCTTTATCGCAATGAGTAGTACCACCATAATATTTTGATTTCCTTGCAATCATATAAGATCTGTATCCAGTTTCTGTAAGTTTGCTTTTTGCTTTCTTTCCATTCGAATCGAAAACTTCGAGAACAAAATGATCGACAACGTAAGGCATACCACTCTCTGAATATCTTAAATAATCTCTGCTTACTTTGACTGTGTGGCACAAGTTATGCCACACAATCTTTCCAATGGTTTTATATTCATGCATCGGGATCATTACCAATATTGTTAAGATCTGCAACGCTGTTGAAGTAAACTAGAATTTCATCGAGTGAACTAATTGCAACTCGTAAATTTATTTCGATTGGATTTGATTTTCCGTTACAAGTTTTTTCTAAGTTCTGAAATTCAGGAGATCTCAAAAGTAATTCAAGACCTCCTCGAGTTGTATTCAAATAATTGTATACTGAACTAGAACCCAAATGTCGTAATACTTCAACTGCATTTGGATTTTCTCCCAATAATTTAATAACTTTATTCATTGTTTGCTTTCTCCTTATAAAAGTTTCTATCTTTAATGTGGTAAAACTTATTGATCATTTTATCTGCTTCACCATCTAGCCAATTTCCTGAGATCTCAGCGTTTATTGTCTGCTCTAATTGTCTTTCTAAATAAGATCTCAAAAAATATCTTGCGTGTTTCTTGCCCTTTGTTTTTTCAATAACTGGCACAAACTTTTCATTATGTTCCTCGTTCAAATCAGAAACTATTTTTCTTAGCTCAGTTGTTTTGAATATCCTCAAAGCATCTAGGGTGGTTAACCCTAGATGATATGTTGATGAACCATTAAGAAATTCAAAGACTTGTTGCTTGATTGACTTACTCATTTGCTTTCCCTCCTATGAACAAATAAAAATATAATCATGATTCTTTGCGTCATATGTAAAAGAATGAATGACAGCATCTTGAATATTTGGAATCCCATTTTTTCGATAGTCATTCCATTTCTTCAAAACAGCTTGAGCTGATACTAAATAATTTTCATTATGATTAGTTGAATAATCCCAGTCATGAATTTTAGAAATAAAAAACCTATCATCTTTTTGTATGGTGGCTTTGATCCTCGAGCCTTTATAGTCAGTCGGGCCGTAATATCTACAACGGATCATTACTCCAGTTTTTAATTGATGAAATTCTTTAGATAACATTTCGTGTCTGGTCATTGCTTTCTCCTTATTGCGTTTAATTAACCATTGTGGAAGGTCTTCTTCTCTGATTTGTACGATCTTTGCCATATCAAATACCAAAGAATAAAAGACCAACTGTCATAACCATTCCACAAAAGAGAATGATATATTTCATAATCTTAACAGCTAAACTTTCTTGGGTTTCGTCTAGGATTTGGACAAGTAGTCTTGCCCTCCTCCTAGCCTTTCGAGAACGTACCCTACTCATAATGTAACCTTGAGAGTTTTCCACAATCTAGAACAACCAAAAATATGTATATCTGTTTTACCCTCTTTTCTTGTTTCGATATATTCAAGGGTATTCAAGCCGTAGGAATCTATCCAATTTTCCATAATATCTTTATTAGGAATAAGAACCCTATCCCATAACAGACCCAACATTTTCTCATTGATAGTTAAATTAAGCATTTAGCTTTCTCCATTATTGTTTTTATTACTAAGATTTTACAGCAAAAACAAAATAAAGAAAAGTATTTTATTGCATATCTGCACTATTGAACGTTATTGGACAAACTTTTTCTACAGTTGCCGCCGCTTCACCATAAGTAGGATCTTGACAAGCTTCTGGAATTCAACGCAAAATCAGAGCTGAACCCATCATGTAGTTAGACAAAGCAATGAATCAGAAGTTAACCAAAAAACAAGAATCACTCATTACAGCCGTAGCAAATGGACACAACATAAGTGAAGCTTCACAATTGGCTGGATATGCAAAGGGTGAATCTGGCCGAGTTACAGCCAGTAAGACTTTGAAACTCCCACACGTGCAACAAAGATTGTTTCAGGAAGTCCAAAGTATGATTGGTTTGTCTGCTACGAAATCTCTTAAACAAGTAATCAACCTCTCAAACAATGCGAAATCTGAGTACGTCAAATTGGAAGCAAGCAAAGATATACTTGATCGAGCGGGTCACAAGCCGATAGACAAAGCCCAACATCAAGTAGTCGGTGACTTCAATATAAAGATCGACCTTACTTGAGCTCTCGGTGGTGTCGGATGAGCCAGACCCTCATCTTCGACACGACGCCAATCTCTTCGAGATGCCTAGCCCAATGGCGTCTTAACTTAGTTCTTCGAACAAATGATATACTTGGTTGTTGCATTGGGTTGTTATTAGATAAACAAAGGTTTGGTTCATAGCATAGTCTAACTATGTATATCTGCATTGGTTCTCTTGAGCTATGGGTGGCTCCGTTCACCAATGAAGTTCTTATCTTTACCTTTGGCTCTCTACAGATAGCCAAACGTAAACACTAGCTCGTACCTCGCAGGGGTTACACGACAGAGGGGGGTACACCAAAACTAGACACTACACATACATGAGAAGTGTTGCCCTAACATTTTTAGCTAAAAAAAGCTCGACAAGGTTGTTGGGTTGGTGGTAGTTATGGATTTATGTTGATTATCTCAAAAATATTTTTTACTCTGAAAGGTGCGATCATGAGGGTTGGTGTATTAGCATCTGTTCTTCTAAACAGAAAAGGTAAACAAAATGGCGACACCATTGTGGCAGAGAAAGGGAGGGAAGAACCCAAGCGGCGGTCTGAACGAACAGGGAAGAAAGTCGTACGAAAGGGAGAATCCAGGCTCGGATCTAAAGTCACCAGTAAAAAAGGGGGACAATCCAAGACGAGCCAGCTTTCTAGCAAGGATGGGGAACGCAAAAGGTCCAGAGTACAAGGACGGAAAACCAACCAGACTTCTTCTAAGTCTAAGAGCATGGGGAGCAAGTAGTAAGGAAGATGCTCGAGCAAAGGCTAGGGCGATTAGTAAGCGTAACGAGAGTTCAAAAAAATCTTAGTGGGTGAGAATCCAGAACCAAAGGAGTAAATAAATGCCACATAAACCAGAACATAAAGTATCTGAACATTATCAGAAGATGCAGAAAACCACAGCTGGAAAGGCTGGGAAAGCTCTTCAAGATATGTATAACAAAAAGAAAAAGAAGAAGAAGAAAAAGAAGAGTGGTCTTTTTGATCGACTCAGAGAGATGGGTAGAAATTTAAAGTCTACTCTTAACGCACCAGCAAGAAGAGTTAGAGAAGAGAAGCTTGAGCAAAGAGCAGAACGTTCTGGAATAAAAAACCAGTCAGGTGAAAGCCGTATGCGAAAAGGTAAGCTTAATGAAGATGCTCCTAAAGGATCTGGTGGTAAGGCTTCTAAGTTTATTGATAAAAATGCTCCTCCACCATCAAGAAGAAAGACTGGAGAAGATAAGTTTGCTCCAAAGGGTGCTGGTGGTAAAGCTAAAAAGTTTATGGAAACTAAAAGTGAAACTGTTTCTGATAAGCGAAAGACACTTCAACAAGCAAATCAAATGAGAGCAAGAAAGGCTAGAAATCAAGGTGTAGATAAATTTGCACCAAAAGGTCAAGGTGGAAAAGCTAAAGCTATCATTGAGAAATCAAAAGAACCTTCTACATTCAAAGAAGCATTTAGAATGGCAAGAAAAGAAGGTAAAGCTAAATTTACTTTCAAAGGTAAGTCTTATGCCGCTGTTACTATGGACGAAGTAAGGAAAGCCAAGAAACAAGGTAAGATTGAGAAGGCAACTCTTGCCGCTTATCTTAGAATGAAAAGGAAGAAATAATGCCTGGATATAGTCAAGGACAATCAATGATTGCGTCACAAGCTGGAGATCCTAAAAAGATTGAGAAAGCTGATTTTGATAAGTTAAGAAAGAGAAAGAAGAAGAAGCAACCTCTTTACGATAAGGTCAAGATGAATGGCAGTTAATGCGGCTGGTAATTATACCAAACCAAAAATGCGTAAGGCTTTATTCAACTCAATCAAGAACCGAGCAGTTCAAGGTACGGCGGCTGGTAAGTGGTCAGCACGAAAAGCACAGTTACTAGCCAAGACCTATAAAGCAAGAGGTGGTGGTTATACCTAATGAAGAGATCACAGAGAAGTCTTAAGGCTTGGGGGGAACAAGATTGGCAAACCAAAAGTGGCAAGAAGTCTTCCGTGACTGGGGAAAGGTATCTACCAAAGAAAGCAATTCAAGCTCTGTCATCAGAAGAGTACGCACGAACAACAGCAGAGAAAAGAAAAGCAAAGAAGAAAGGAAAACAGTTTTCTTCTCAACCAAAACAGATAGCAAAAAAGACAGCACTCTATAGGAGGTTTAGTTGAGCTTTATAAATAATCTCAAACCAGAAGAACATAGAATGTTGCGAAGATTGGTGAAAGAAATACACTTCCAATACTTTGATGAAAAGCATACAAAGTCTTTTGTTACCAACTCAATGCTCGATAGTGTTATAGAAAACATCGGCCCAGAGGTAGCAGAGATTATGATTCGTACTGGAGTACAAAAAGGTTTGCGTTGATTAATTTTAATTATAAACCTGATGGCGAAACTCTAAAAGACTTCATGAAAGATGATAATTTTTTTCGTGGCATACGAGGTCCAGTTGGTTCTGGCAAATCTGTTGGATGCTGTGTTGAAGTATTTAGAAGAGCATTAGAACAGAAACCAAATAAAGATAAGATCCGTAGATCTCGATGGGCTGTTATAAGAAACACAAACCCACAACTCCGAACGACAACTATAAAGACTTGGCTTGATTGGTTTCCTGAAGATGATTGGGGTAACTTCCATTGGAGTGTACCTTATACTCACCACATAAAAAAAGGGGATGTCGATCTCGAAGTTTTGTTTCTAGCACTTGACAGACCTGAAGATGTAAAGAAACTTCTTTCTCTTGAACTAACTGGTGTGTGGGTAAATGAAGCAAGAGAGATTCCTAAAAGTATTATTGATGCGTGTACTATGCGTGTTGGTAGATTTCCAAGTATGCGAGATGGTGGACCAAGTTGGTCTGGTGTTATCTGTGATACTAACGCACCAGAAGAAGATCATTGGTGGGCTATTATGGCTGGTGAAGTTCCAATACCAGATCATATTCCAAGAGAACAAGCGACTATGTTGGTAAAGCCTGATAACTGGTCTTTCTTTACACAACCAGCGGCAATGCAAGAAAAGCTTGATGATAAGGGTGAAGTGTCTGGTTATGAGATGAATAAGAAAGCAGAAAACGCAAGTAACATTCTTGATACATACTATCCAAATCTTATACGAGGTAAAACAAAGAGTTGGATAGATGTTTATGTAATGAATAGATTAGGAATGATTCAGGAAGGTAAGCCAGTATATCCTGAGTTTCTTGGTGAAACACATATTGCTCAAGAAGAAATACCTATTGCTATGGGTGTACCTTTATATATTGGTATAGACTTTGGACTTACACCTTCTGCTGTATTTGCACAGAAAGTAAGAGGTCGATGGTTAGTACAATCAGAGATAGTTGCTATTGATATGGGTATTGTAAGATTTGCTGAACTATTGCGACAAGAGATAAGCTCTCGATTCAATGGTCTTGATGTATATATTTATGGTGATCCCGCTGGCGATTTTAGAGCGCAGACAGATGAATCCACACCATTTCAAATACTAAGAGGTGCTGGATTAAAAGCTGTCCCAGCTCCAAGTAATAGTGTTGATTTACGTTTGGAATCTGTTTCTGCACAATTAAATAAGATGGCAGATGGCAAGCCAGCGTTTCTTATTGATAGAAGATGTCCACAACTTATCAAAGGTTTTCAAGGTGGTTACTGTTATAGACGTATGCAAGTATCAGGGGAACGATATGATGATAAACCTGATAAGAATATGTACTCTCACATACATGATGCCCTTCAATATTTGATGTTAGGAGCTGGTGAGGGTAGAACTTTGATGGCTGGTCAAAAACCAGTAAAAGCTTTCAATGCAAGAAAAGGCTTTGATATTTTTTCAAGATCGCCTAATAATAGGAACAAGACCAGTTTTTGGAATAGATTGTAGGAGAATAATATGTGTTTTGGTGGTGGAAGCTCTCGACCTGAACCAGTAAGCGATACTGTTACTCAAGAGCAAAAAGAACAAAAAAAAGAAGAAACCCAAAAAAAAGTAGAACGTAGACAAGAAGCTCTTGAAAAAGAAGTTACTTCAGATACACCAATAAAAACACAGCTTACTTATGAGATGGGTGCAAAAGCTGGAACACCAGTTACAAGAGGTAGGAGAGGAAGACGAGCTTTATATACAAGTGGTCGAGGTGGTATTGGATTTAGAAATCCGATGATGTACTAAATGGCAGTTATGTATCAAAACATTGATGTAAACGATAATGATAAGCTATTAGCCGCTTACATGAAAAAATATGAAAAAGCCAAATCGATACGGCAACGATGGGAACCTTTGTTTAATGAATGTTATGAGTATGCTTTACCTATGCGTGAAACTTTCTACACTACCGCAAGAGGTGAAAGAAGAGATGAAAGAATATTTGATGAAACGGCTGTTGTTGGAGTACAAGAGTTTGCATCAAGACTTCAATCAGGATTAGTTCCAAACTTTGCTCGATGGGCTGACTTTACTGCTGGTAGTGAAATACCAAAAGAAAGCAGAGATGCTATAAATAATGATCTTGATGAAGTTACAGATTATGTATTTGAAGTGATACAAAACTCAAACTTTGCTCAAGAAGTACACGAATCATTTATGGATCTTGCTGTAGGTACTGGTGTTCTTCATGTTGCAGAGGGTGATGCTATAAATCCAGTTAAGTTTACTGCACTTCCATTACCTCATGTTGTTCTTGATGTTGGTCCAGATGATATGGTCGATCATGTATTTAGAGAAAGAGATATGCCTTTTGGTCATATTCCAATCGTGTATAGAGATATGGAACAAATGCCAAAGCTTGTAAATGCAATCAAAACAAATCCTGATGCAGAAGCAAAAGTTCTTGAAGTTGTGTGTAGAGATTACTCAAAGATAAATGAAGATGCCTATTTATGTTTTGTATTCGAAACAACAACTAAGTGTGTAATTAAGAAAGAACAATTCAAAGGAACTGGTAGTAATCCATTTATATGTTTTCGTTGGAGTAAAGATCCCGGTGCGGTCTATGGGCGAGGTCCACTTGTCAACGCATTGAGTGCGATTAAAACTACCAACCTGACAATAGAACTTGTTTTAGAAAATGCACAGATGGCAATCTCTGGTGTGTATCAGATGGATGATGATGGTGTTATAAATCCTGATACAATCAATCTTGTGCCTGGAACTGTTATTCCTAAAGCACCAAACTCTGCTGGGTTGCAACCAGTTCAAGCGGCTGGATCATTTGATGTAGCTAATCTAATTCTATCTGATATGCGATTGAATATTAAGAGAGCATTGTATAACGATATGCTTGGTAATCCTGACAAAACACCAGCAACAGCTACCGAAATCGCAGAAAGGATGGCTGACTTAAGCCGTCGTATTGGATCTGCTTTTGGAAGATTGCAGGCAGAACTCGTACAGCCAGTATTACAAAGAGTTGTTCATATTCTAAAGAAACAAAACAGAATAAAAATACCAGTAATAAATGGTAGACAAGTAAAAGTACGATCTGTTTCACCACTATCACAAGCACAATCAAATGCTGATATTAGTAGTGTGGCTAGATTTCTTGAGCTCACACAAGCTCGTTTTGGTCAAGAACTTACAAATATTTTAATTAACTCAGAAGAAACAGCCACCTATTTAGCTAAGAAGTTTGGTGTTCCTGATAATCTTGTAAGAGATTTAGAAGAAAGAAAAGAGATAATTAGAATGGCTCAACAGATGCAACAACAACAAATGCAGATGCAACAACAAGGACAGATGCCAAATGAACAAACTAACTAATAATCCAGCAGTTACTGGATTAGATGGATTCCCAAGAAATAAAAATTTAGAAGAAGAAGTATCTCTTAACTTCACACATTTATTCTCTCAACCAACTGGTCAGGCTATCTTACAGTATTTACGAAGTATTACTATTGAAGCTGTGCATGGATCAGCAGTTACAAATGATGTATTGCGTCATGCAGAGGGTCAGAGGTATATAGTTGGATTGATTGAAAGACGTATTCAACATGGTCACAAAGTAAAGAAAGGTTCATAATGGAAGATCAAGTACAAGAAGATGTTTCACGTGAAACAACAAGCGAAGAACAACCAGTCAATTCAATGGGTGAAAGACCTGAGTGGTTGCCTGAAAAGTTTAAAAGTGCAGAAGATTTTGCAAACTCGTATCATAATCTTGAATCAAAGATAGGACAAAGTAGAGATACTATAAGAGATGAAGTATTAGCTGAGATTGAAAGTGAAGCGTATGCTGATAGACCTGAAAGTGCTGGTGATTATTTACTACCTGAATCACTTGATCCAGAACTTGCACAAGATAATCCTATGCTCGATTGGTGGGCTGATCATTGTTATAGCTCTGGAATGGGTCAAGATGAGTTTGAAAAAGGTATTGAGATGTTTGGTGAGCAAATAGGAGCTGGATATGATGCTGATGCAGAGATCGCTGAGTTAGGAGATCATGCAGAACAAAGAATAGAAGCTGTTGGTTTGTTTGTAGATCAGATAGTTCCTCAAGAAAATCCACTAAGAGAAACAATAGATGACTTCTGTTCTACATCAGAAGGTATACAAGTTGTTGAATTGCTTATGTCACAGATGCAACAAACACCTTTTTTAGATGGAACACAACCAGTACAAGTCATGAACGAAACGAAACTAAAAGAAATGATGCAAGATCCTCGATATTATGGTCATAATAAAGATATGGATTTTGTGCGTAAAGTAGATGAAGGATTTAGGAAGATTTATGGCTAAGAAAAAAGTAAAGAAACCGATAAAGTATTGACGTATATCAAAAGAGGTAACCTTGAGTTTCGACCATGTGTTATTTCTGATGTTGATATTATTGTCGATAATATGCGTTTACCTGATATCAGGGAGTGTGCATTGGTTGGGGTTACACCCAAAGTAGCACTCCATGTGCCTTTTGTAGAAGATGGATCAAAAGGATTTACAATCACACACAAACAGAAACCAGTTGCTATGTGTGGTGTTACACCATTAGATGATTACAACTATCGTGGTAAGATATGGTTTCTTGGAACTGATGATATAGATAGTTTTGCAAAATCTTTTTATAAATATAGTAAATTAATTCTTTCATTTTTATCTTATGAGTATGATTTTGTAGAAAATTATGTACCAGTAGATCATGAAAAAACTATCAAATGGCTACAATGGATAGGGTTTGAAATAGAAAAACAACAATATTTTGTAGATGAACATGAGTTTTGTAGACTTTTTTATTGCAATCCTCAGAGAATTGAGTGTAATAGTAAGTTAAGTGAAAGACCCGTACTGCATTAGAGAAGCCCTATATGGATAACTTTTATGACAAATGCAAAGGACAATCTGAAACGTAAATTGTAACTTTAACTTTAAGGAGCTGAATAATGGCAAATACAATAGATACTGCCTTTATCAAACAGTTCGAATCTGAAGTGCATCTTGCTTATCAACGTATGGGATCAAAGCTACGAAATACTGTACGTCAGGCAAACAATGTTACTGGAAGCACAGTTCGTTTCCAGAAGATTGGAACTGGATCGGCAACAACTAAGTCACGAAATGGCTTGATTACACCGATGGAACTAGCACACACAACTGTCGAAGCAACAATGAGTGACAAATATGCCGCTGATTACATCGACAAATTGGACGAGCTAAAAACAAATATCAACGAAAGACAAGCTGTTGCAACTTCTGCGGCGGCGGCTTTGGGTAGAGAAACGGATACTATCTTATACACAGCAATGGATAGTGGTGCTAACTCAACTCAAATACATGATACAAGTTCAGCTGTTGAAAAAGCTGATTTGCTTTCTGTGTTTGAAACATTTGGCACAGCTAACATTCCTGAAGATGGTGGTCGATATATTGCTATGCACCCAAAAGGATATGCTGATTTATTTAATATAAATGAATTTGCATCATCTGATTTTGTTGGTGAGCAAAATCTACCATTTGCTGGTGGTATGACTATGAAAGAATTTCTTGGATTCAAGATCTTTTCAACTGCGGCTATAACAGCTGGAAAGAACATGGCATATCATACAACAGCAGTTGGTCTTGGTGTAAACTCTGATGTTCAGACGGAAGTAAACTATATTGCTGAAAGAGCATCACATCTTGCAACATCTATGATGTCTATGGGTGCTGTTGTTATTGATGACAATGGTGTCTATGAACTCTTAGATAATAACTCATAGGGGGTATTAATATGGCTTATAGTGCTTCTAATTTGACCCTTTGGTCTATGAATGGAGTTGGTCCAAAACTCTGGAACTACTCGACATCGGACACAATCGCAACTGTAAATAGCTCTGGTTATTTTAATGATGCGGCAAATATGTTAAGTGTTCGTGATGTTATCTGTGTTTCAGATACCAATGCTCCAACGACCCATTGGGTAAATGTCCTATCAAACACAGGTTCTGTAGTAGATGTATCTGATGGTACAGTTATTGTAGAAACAGATGGTGACTAAATATGTCTAGCACAGCGGCAGATAGTTCGATTGATATTTGTAGTCGAGCATTGATTCTGATTGGAGCTGAACCGATTACCTCTTTTACGGATGGTTCTACAGAATCTTTAGTGGCTTCAAATCTTTATGAGGACATCTGCCGTTCTGCACTTCAAAACTGTAGATGGCGATTTGCTACAGATCAAAAAGTTTTAAATAGATTAACTGATGCACCAACTGGTAGATATGATTTTGCGTATCAATTACCAAATGATAATCTCATAGTTCACGCTATTACTGTAAATGATAATCTTGTGGAGTATCAGATATATGGTGATATGGTGTATGCTGATACAGATCAAGCTGATACTGTAGTTGCTGATTATACATTTCGGCAAACTGAAGAAAACTTCCCAGCTTATTTTACAGTTGCATTACAATATGCTTTAGCATTAGCATTTGCGTCCTCTATTGCAAGAGATGCAACAATGGTTACACAAATGTCTGCACTTGCAGACAGAGCAATGATGAAAGCTCGAAGTGTAGATTCACAACAACAAACAACACGAAAGCTAGTTTCTACCAGATTTATTGCTGAAAGGAGGAGTTAATGCGAAAAGCAAAGGTTCCTCTAACTAACTTTCAGTTTGGAGAAATAAGTCCAAGTCTAATATCAAGAACAGATACAAAGGTATATACTAACTCAGCTCAAAAGATTGAGAACTTTTTTTTGAGAGCAGAGGGTGGTGTAATAAAAAGAGCTGGTCTTTCAAAGATATTTGAATTTGATACGACAATAGATGCAAACAAAGTACAGCAACATCGATTAGTTCCTTTTATATTTTCAGATGATGAACGCTATATTGTTTCTCTTGAACATCAAAAAATACGAGTGTTTCAAATAGATACAAGTAATAATGTTACTCTTGCTACTACTATAACTCAAGATGCAAATAGTGCTACTTTACCATTTACCCATGACAATATTCATGAAGTGACGTATGCACAATCTGGTGATGTGATGTTTATTGCACATCAAACATTTATGGTGCGAAAGCTTGTTCGTACTGGACTTACATCTTTTCAGGTAGAAACAAAAACATTTGATACACAATCTTCTGGAGCAAAGATATATCAACCATATTTTCAGTTTCAAGATCTTGGTACAACACTTGATCCTTCAGCAAGTTCTGGAAATGGTATAACTCTCACAACGAGTACAAGTTATTGGGATACAACTGGATCACAATCAGGTGGTAACTTTCCTGATTCAAAGCACGTTGGTATTACAGTTAAATATCACGATCAAGAAATTACAATTACATCTGTCCAATCGGCAACTCAGGCAACTGGCAATGCACTTGCGACATTGAAAAAGAGATTAACTGTAGATTCGTTTAGAACAGATAATGGAGTAGCAACTGTAACTGTCACTCTTGCTAATCATGGATTTTCTGCAAGTGATGCTTTTACTATATCAAGTGCAAATAGTGTAGGTGGTATTTCAGCAAGCAACTTGAATGGTTCAAGAACTGTTGCTGAAGTAATTGATGATAATACATTTACATTCACCGCTGGTGGTAATGCAAATGATTCAGCGGCTGGTGGTGGCACACCATTTTTAGAAACTCATGCTCCAGCTACAAACTGGTCAGAACAATCTTACTCAGCACTAAGAGGATTTCCAGGAGCTGTTACCTTCCATCAAAATAGATTATGGTATGGTGGAACCATTTCACAACCTGATGGTTTGTGGGCTAGTAAATCTAATGAGTTTTTTAATTTTGATATTGGTAAAGCGGCAGATAATGATTCGATTGATATAACAGCGGCAATAGGTGAAGTGAATACTATACGTCATCTTGTATCTAATAGAGATTTACAATGTTTTACATCAACTGATGAATTTATTGTGCCAGCTTTTGTTGAGAAACCTACAACTCCTACAAATGCTACAATTAAAAGACAAACACCTTTTGGATCATCTTTCGTAAGACCTTATGTGTTTGATGGTGCAACTGTATATGTTCAAGGATCTGGAAAAATTATAAGGGAAATGTTATTTGATGATGGTCAGCAAGCATATACTGGTCAACCTATTTCATCACTTGCGTCACATCTTATTAATACACCAATACAAGCAAGCACTTTAGCTGGTGGTATTGATCGTGCTGAAAGTTATTATTTTCTTATAGATGCTGATGGAACTCTCGGTGTATTTAATTCTAATCGAGGTGAGCAGAGATATGGTTGGACACAGTTTACAAGTCAGGGATTATTTCATTCTATTTGCACAGTTGATACAAGAGTGTATGCTGTAGTTAAGTTTGACAGAGGTGGGGGAACAAATAAATATATTCTCTGTGAGTTTAATAATACTTTTAATACTGATATGGCTAAAACATATTCTGGTAGTAACGGAGTATTCGATGTTAGTGCCGATTTCACAAATGGTGCAGTCCTTGATGTGGTCAGCGGTACTCATTATCTTGGTCAGTTTACTGTGGCTAGTGGCAATATCGATGTATCAGCTGTGGATAGTTCTCTTTCATCAGCAGAGATAGGATTTAAGTTTGATGTAACACTCACAACCAACCCAATAGACACAGTTGGACAAAGTGGTGCAATTACTGGAGAACCAAGAAGTTTAAATAAAGTTATTGTTGATTTAAATGCAACATTATCATGTTCAGTAAATTCTAAGGATTTGATTATACGACAAGTAACAGATGATCTAAGTCAGGACAGAACACCAGTAACAGGAAAGAGAGAGTTTAGATTGTTGGGATATAGTAAAGATCCTCAAGTAACAATTAGTCAATCTGCACCTCTTGCCCTACAAGTCAATTCATTAATAGCAGAGGTAACATTCTAATGGATCCATTTACCATAATGGCAATAGCAAGTTCAGCTTTGAGTGCAAGTGCATCCATTGCACAAGGTAAAGAAGCTAATGCTCAAAAACAAGCTGAAGCTCAACAGATAGAACAAGAACGACAACAAACAATCATTAATACTATGCAGAAGCATAATGATAGATTGCGAGAGTTTGATAATGCTGAAGATATAAATGAATCATTGTTTGCATTTATGAATAGAGATGATGACAGATCATTGAAAGCATTTAGAGAAAATGAAAAGCTTATAGCATCAGATGATGCAAGACGTATTGATACACAAGGTTTATATCGAGGAGAGCAGTTACGATTGCAAGCGGCAAGTGCAAGGAGAGCTGGTCGATCTGCTGAAAGAATGGGCTATCTTAATGGTGCTACAACATTGCTTAGTGCTGGCATGGATGTTTATAAATATAGAAATCCAACTTAAAAGGTTAATTTATGGTAAGTGTAGTTAAACAAAGAAGACAATTTCAAAATACACAGATAGGAATCAATCGAGCAGATATGTCTGTGGCAAATGATCTTGGTCGAGTTTCTCAACTTGCAGATCAAGTTACAAACAGAATGTTTAGAGAAGCGGCAGATCAAGCTGCAAAGTCTGCACAAAAGTTTGTTGATGAAGCTCCTGATAATGCAATCTATGGTATAGATCCAAATACTGGCAGACCAAAGATAATTGATTTGCAAGAATCATTACCCTCAAAAGGATATGGAACGTATGCACAAGATCTTATCAAGAAAGGTATTGATGAGAGATTTGCTCGTTTAGCAACTAATGAATACAAAGAAACCTCGCAACGATTAGCGGCAAAGTACCCATTTAGTCCAACAAGATATAAAGAAGAAATGTCACGTTTTGTTTCTGAGATGAAGAAACCTTATAGTGGTAAATATTCTAATCTTATAGAAACTGGTGCAACAGAATGGATAGGTAGAACACAAGCTGTTATTCTTGAGCAAGCTATTAAAAATCAAAGACGTTTAGCTGGTGCAGATTTGGCTAATTCTTTGAATGAATTTAATCAAGATGTTGAAGCTATTGGAATTAGTGGTGGTGTAAATTCAAAACAATTTATGTCAAATATTGAAAAATTTGTAGGATCTCTTAGTGAGCAAATAGTTACTTCAAGAAATCTAGGAACATTTAAGCAAACTCCAAAACAAGTTATAAATTCTCTCAAATCAAACTATGCTCTTGCTCGAATGAAAAATATATTTGAGAAAGTTACACGTTCAGATACAGATGGTTTAAACGGTGCATTGTTTATAGATCAAGTTGGTGCTGGTAGATTTGAGTTTCCAGAACAGTTTGCAAATTATAAAGATGAAGCAAAGTTACTTTATAAACAAATTACAAAAACTGGACAAACACTTGAGCTTAAAAGAAATTTAGTAAGTCTTCAAGAAGATAACAATAGAGTTTTTAGAGCAGAAACAGCTAGAAAAGTAGCTGAAGAACAAGATGCTCAGAACGCCTTACTTACTAATATTCTACAAGAAAAAAACCAAGTCATCACAAGCTATGATGTTATGGGTGATAACAATGCCTATACAGGTTTTGTTTCATCAATTGCTGGTCAAGATTTAGAAACAACTACATCTTTATACTTAGAAGAACTGCAAAAGATTTCTAATTTTGAAGAGCCACAAAGTATTCCAGGCACTATTGGAACTAGATCTGTACTTAATTCTGATGAAGCAAATGCAATAGAAGCAAGTTTGAGAGAAGCCTATAAAGATCAAGTTGGAACTATGATTGTATCAACATTCGGTAGAGATAAAGCAAAGTTATTAGCTGTTGCTGAATATGTTGATATGCCAGTTAAACAAGATGGGTCAAGAAACTATCAACCATTTATTGATAAAGGTATAAGTCTTTCACAACCAGAACAGAAACTATTAGAATCATTTGGTAATTTTAAAGGTGATCCAACTGAGCCAATGGAAGCTTGGGGTGGTGATAAGCAAGTAAAGTTAAGTAGTAAAATTCGTGGTCAAATAGTAAATGAAGTTAAAGAGCAAGCAAGTTATGTTTCTGGAACAACAGTATCTGCGGCACAACAAAAACTTCAAGCTGAGTATAATATTGGTAGAGCTGGATCTTTTCCAGTTACAAGTAAACCTTTGAGGGAAATGCACGAAGGAGCATTTTTTGCTGATGGTACTTATGGTGAAGCATTAAGACAGAAAGGTGATTTAAGATTTGCTTTTAGTGATCCTCAGTTTATGACACCAGAAGGACAGTACTATAAATTTTATGAAGATCTTAATACTTATTTTGTAAATAATAATATTTTGCCTGAATCTTTAGTTCAGTTTATGAAAGGTATGGAAAATGGAGCAGTTTCTGCACAAGAAGGTCAATATGTTCTCAACTTTATTAAGGCAAATGTTTTAAGACCAGTAAGTGCAAAAAATATGTTACCTGAGAATACACAGGAAATAACATTACCAAATGGCAGAAAGAAAACGATTGCTGATTCTGGTAGTTTAATGATGAATACAACTCGATTAAATTTATTTAAAAGAGGTCATGGATTAGATGAAGAAGCAAACTTTTTCGCAACATTCATGCAAGGAACACAAGCTTTTGGTTCAGATAGGATGGTTTCATTATTTGCTAAAGCAGTTGAAATGAAAAATGACCCAAGCAAAAGAGATGATGTTATGAATCATCTTAGAATGAAATTTGATCTTCAACCTAATCAGAATCCTATTGAGCATGGTAGAAGAATATTGGCTGATGTTGCTGGTGGTACAAATAACCCACTATACAATATGTTAAAAGAATCTGTTGATGAATGGGGGGTGTTATCATTTACAACAAATCCAAAGGAATCATTTAGAGATTTTGTCGAGAATGTAAAGAAGACATCTTTTGCAAGTGGTAATGATATTGTTCTTGATGTGAATGGAGTAATAGCAACTGACAATCCTAAAGATATTCTTACACCATATTCACCACTTAGACTTTTTGGAGATAAAGCTGATGCGTTTGCAGAGTGGGCTGATACTCTTATTCATTCTGAATCAAATGGAGTGTTTAGTTTATTTGGATCTAATAGAGGTTCTATGACTACAAGCAAAGGTCTTATGTCTACATTATTTTCTGTTGCAAAACCAATGACTGCTGAAAGTGATAAAGGATATAAGGTATGGCTTGTTCCTGATCCTTACACATCAATGACAGTTACTGGTGAACCTGATCTTGCTCAGACAATATTTAGACCACATTTTTTAAATGATGATGGTGAGTTAGTGCCAGCGATATATTTTGATGCTGAAGCTGAAGTAGGTAAACAACTTATTTATCCTGAAATATTGGCAAGTGATTTTCTAGCTTATGATAGAGCTAAAGGAATGAGAACGTACAACTAATGATCTATACTAAGAACACAATACTTTCTTCTTCTGCACCTCAATATAATCAGAAACTATATAGCGACATTCCAACGTCAACGAGTTGGACAGATACATTGGCGGCTACTTTACAGTATAACTATGCACCAATGATTAATGCTTACTACAATCGACAGACATATAATGATACAGAGCAAGGTGACTATATTCCTATGGAGAATATACCTGATGAGTATATGGAGTTTAGAGATGATTTGATTCATGCAAAGAATCAGAACCATATGAATGATTTGATTGCTCAGATTGATGGTATGAGAAGAGTGAGGTCAAAGTTAGCTAATGCGTCATTATTCAATCAATTTACTGCTGGTTTGTTTGATCCTATTAATCTTGTTGCTTTACCTTTTGGCGGCCCAACTTATGGTATTGTTCGTTCTGGTCTTAGGGTTGGTACTGGTGTAGCGGCATTACAAGCTGGATTAGAAGTACCAAGACAAGCATTTGATCCAGTAGCAACTGTTGGCGAATCAGCAATGAATGTTGGTGGTGCCTTTATTGTAGGTAATGCTCTTGGTGGACTGATAGCAGTTCCAATGACACAAAGAATAAATGCAATGACAAGAACTGCTCAAGAGAATGAAGCGTTTTATAATGCTACACGACAAGTAAATGCAGAGCATATGGAGTTTCTAGGACAAAGAGAAACAAGAATCTTTCAACCTCTTGGTACTCCAATGAATAGATTGAATGATGAACAGATAGCAAATTTAGTTGATGCACGACAACTCGATGGAGAAACATTAGAAAATATAACTGGTGCTACTGATCCACAATTTGCATATAATAGACAGCAGTTTAATGATTTGTCATCAAGACAACAAGATGAATTATTAGAAAGCATATCAAGCGAAGCTCGATCAGAACAAGCAATCCGACAGCTGGAAACAACTGCTGGATTGGCAAAGACAAGAAATGACCTTGTGAAAAATTGGTTTACCGATTCTTTTGCTTGGAGGTTCATAACCACACCATTAAAAAGAACATTACAAAGTAAGTTTTCAGCCGAAACAAAAGAAGCGATGTTAAACTTAATTGGCGATGGAGGTCATTTTCTTGTTGGGATGAAGTATGGACAAGGTGGCAGACAATCTATTCATACAAAAGCGGCTACTTATCAAGGTGAATGGCTGAAGGTTCATAAGGAAAATTTAAAGATTTGGGGTGACTTTACCGGTCAAGGTGTTCCTATCGAAACAAAGATGGATTGGCATTTTGGTAAGAAACGATATGACCAATGGCTTGAAGATACTTGGAAGAAATCACAAGTTGATCCTGAAAATCTTACACAATATGAACAAAGACTTGTTGATTCTTGGAATAAGTTTTTTAAAAAGTGGGAACAGAGATTAAGGAAGTCAGGTGAGTTACCTGATAAACTTTCATTACAAGATGAAGTGCGTAAACTTGATGGTGATTATAGAACATATAATGGCAAGCTCAGACGTATGATGAATCAGGCTAACTATGATCCAAGAAGTGATAAGGTTATTGCTCTTAAGAAATTAGTATACAAAGTTAAGCAAAATAGAAAGCAAGCTCGTATTAATCTTGATTCTATAGAGAGAGGATTTTTACCTAATAGAATGATGCGAGATAACTTTTTTCCGAGAATATGGAATGTAGAATATGTAAAACAAAATAGAGAAGCTCTTGCAGAAAAACTTAGATTACACTTTCGCAACAATCCAGAAACTGTGGTTTATGATAGTAATGAGATGGTATACACTACAACTCGTTTATCTACTCGAGAATCTGATATTGAAACAAGAGTACAAAATGCAATAGATGCTATTGTGAATGAAAGTGATCCATTAGGACAAAACATTTTATCTTATGGTTCTGGTGTATCTTCTCATCTCAAACACCGACAACTTGATATACCAAATGGAGATGTTGCTGATTTTATAATGACAAATCCTATTCAGGTTATGCAAACATATACTCGTAGAACAGCGGCAAAGCATGAGTTTTTTAATACTTATGGGTATCATGATCCTGAGATTGTTATTGGTAAGATTATAGATAAAGAGTTAGATGCTGGCAGATCTATTAAAGAAGTGAATAAACTGCGTAGAGATTTTCTTGCGTCTTATGATCGAGTGGCGGCAACATCAATTAGAAATCCTGATACATACAGTATGACGTTTGCAAATGGATTGAAGGATCTAGCAACATTGAATTATCTTGGAAGTGCTGGGTTTGCGGCATTGCCTGATGCGGCAGTTACAATTATGCAAAGTGAAATGGGTCCATTATTTCAACAGTTGTTTAGTGTTCTTAATGATAGTCGAGTGCGTATGAACGCTATGGAAGTACAACAAGCTGGTGAAGGATTAGAAACTATAATGGCTGATGTTCACATGAGGATTATTGCAGAGGAAACTGCTAATCCTTTTGCTAATTCAAACTTTGAGAGATTGAGAAGAAAAGGACGCCATGTATTTTTTCAGTTAAATTTACTTGGACCATTAACAAGAACATTCAAACAGTTTTCTAGTATGGCAAATAGTCATAATATTATTGAGTATTCTACAAAGTGGGCTGATGGTTCTATCACACAAAAGCAAAGAGATTTTCTTGTACGTCATGGTATTGGAGAAAAAGAAGCAAAGTTAATAGATTCTCAAAGAGAAGAAAATATTAAGATTACTGATAGAGTTGGTTATGAGGATGCAAAGTTTTTACAAACACAAAATGTTCATAGACAATTAAACGAAGCACTTAATGCAACTCCTGAATCTAGAACTGCTACACAAGAAGCTTATATATCTGATCTAAGTTCAAGAGATAGAGAACTTATTACTAATTTAGAACCTGATGATTTAAGATTTGAAGATTTTGTTGAAAGAAAATTTCCGTTTATGTTAGATACATCAAATAGAAATGCTAGTATTTTTAATCAAGAAGAATTGCAACAATTTATACAAAGAAGTCAAGAACCTGATTTCGATCCAGTATCAGAAGGTTTACGAGTGCCCTCTGATCAAGAAATAAAAAGATATAAAAATGCTTATAGTCTTGATGGCTCTCCAAAATTTATGGAAGAGGGAGCTGGTATGCAGAAAAGTGAGAAAGGTTTTTGGTATGCTAACTCTGATTCTTGGACAAATGATGAAGCTTTAACAGTATTTCGTAGAGCATTAAATATGTCTGTTAGTAATAATGTATTGATGGGAACACCAGCAGATAAACCAATAGCAGTTGATGGTGTATTCTATATTCCTATGCGTGTTGCAAGAATGGCTGGTATGCAAGAAGATCCTCGAGTGTTGGGGTATGCTCGAATAGAACAACCATTGATGGCATTACCATTTCAGTTTTATTCTTATGCGTTTGCGGCGGCAAACAAGATTACTGGATTGTATGCACAAGGAGCAGTTACAAATAGACTGACTGGTGTGGTAACTATGATGGGATTAGCCTATATGGGTATGCAATTAAAGTATATGAACAATCCTTATGTACTAGAGAATATGTCACTTGAAGATAAGATTGCTCGATCTTTTGATATGTCAGGATTGGCGGCAATCTATAGTGATTTATTCTATACTTCATTACATACATCACTAGCATTAGGTGGACCAGATATTGGAATGGGTGTTATTAGTCCAAAGTATAGGCAAGAAAAGGATTATATTGACGCTGTAACGATGCCTATGGGTGCTGGAGTAGGCATTGGAACTGATTTAGTAAGAAGTGCTGGATCGTTTGTAATGGGTGACTACGGAGAGGGTTCTAAAGATTTTATTAGCAATTTACCTTATATGAGGTTATGGTTTTTAAAAGATTTGGTGAATGATATGACAAGATCAATTTCAGATGGCTTCGGTGCAAATAGATATGGGGGTTAATTTATGACAATATCAGTATCAAATAACACACCGAGAGTTTCATATACTGTTGCAGAAGGACAAACACAAACATCCTTTACAGTAAATTTTGAGTTTTTTGCAGAAGCAGATTTGAATGTTTATGTAGATGACACATTAAAAACATTAACTGCTAATTATACAGTATCAGGTGGCAATGGTTCTACTGGTGCTGTTGCTATAAGTGTTACTGGTGCAACTGGTGGATCAACTGTTGTTATTACTAGAGATATTGCTCTTGAGAGAACAACTGACTTCCCAACTCAAGGTGCTTTTAATATTACTTCTCTTAATACAGAGCTAGATAAACTTGTTGCTATTGATGCAGATGTTGATGATACAATAAGCAGATCTATTAGACTACAAGATCAAGACGCTACAGCATCTATGGAGCTACCTCTCAAAGCATCAAGAGTAGGCACAGTATTAGGATTTAATGCAACTACTGGTGCAGTAGAAGCTGGACCAAATATAACTGCTGTTCAAAGTTTAGCTGATGTAACAACATCTATAAATCTACTAGGTACTTCTGCTGTGGTAGAAGACATGGGATTACTTGCTACGTCAGCAGTTATAGAAGATATGGGATTATTGGCTACATCGAGCAACATATCTGCTATGGCATTATTGGGAACAAGTGATGTTGTTGCTGATATGGCATTGCTTGGTACATCTGCTGTTGTAGAGGATATGGGATTTCTTGGAACATCTGCAAATGTAACGGCAATGGCAAACTTAGGAACATCTACTGTTGTAGGTCACATGGCGGCACTCAACGCATCAGGTGTTATATCAAACATATCAACTGTTGCTACTGATATTTCTAATGTAAATACAGTTGCATCAAATGTATCAGGCATAAATGATTTTGCGGCTCGATATAGAGTAGCGTCATCTGAACCAAGTTCTTCTCTTGACGTTGGTGATTTGCTTTTTGATACTACAGCTAACCAGTTGAAGGTATATAAGTCTGGTGGCTGGGAAGTGGCAAGTGCGTTTGGTAATTTATCATCAGATACAACTCCAGAACTTGGTGGTAACTTAGATGTATTAACGCATAGTATTGTATCATCGAGTGATAGAAACATAGCCATAACACCAAATGGTGCTGGTGTAGTTAGACTTGATGGCAATGTCGATATATCAACTGGTGCTATAGATTTAAAGAATAGCGGTACACAATCTTATATTAGATTTTATTGCGAAAGTTCTAATGCTCATTATGCACAACTTCAAGCACCAGCTCACTCTGCATTTAGTGGTAATATAACTCTTACGATGCCAGCTACTACTGGAACACTGGCTCTAACATCACAGATTCCAACTGTACCGACTTCTGGTATAGCAAATGGTAATGTTGCTACATTTACAACTGGTGTAGCTGACGATGATTTCTTAAGAGTAAATGGTACATCGATTGAAGGTCGAAGTGCATCAGAATTATTGAGTGATATTGGAGCAACTACTGAAGCAACTGCTGAAGCTAATAGTGTTGCATTGGCTATAGCTTTGGGGTAAAGGAGATTTATTATGGCAAATACATTTAAGACAGTAACAAAAGCTGGGGTAACATCGGAAGATGTTATTTATACTGTGGCAAGTAGCACAACTACTGTGGTGCTTGGTCTAATGCTTGGAAATACAACTACAGGACAGATTACAGCAACAGTTACATTGAACTCAGATACATCAGCTAGGGCTGGTGCAAACGATGAAGCAAACCAAGCGGTCGAGTTAGTTACAAATGCGCCTATACCAGCTGGTTCATCACTTGAGATGTTATCTGGCAACAAGGTCGTATTGGAAACAACTGACGAGATAAAGGTTACGGCTACTGGCGCAACAGATGTAGCTCTCAGCATTATGGAGATAACATAATGCCCTATCTAGGAAACGAAGTAGCACCTCTTGTTCAGGCACTAGAGGGCAAAGAACTCAAGCTCGATAGCGATGGTGATAGCAGTATCCAAGCGATTACTGATGATACTGTGGTTTTCAAAACGAATGGCTCTAATCGTTGGACACTTAACTCTTCTGGTAACTTATTCCCAGCATCAACGTCACAAGGCATAGTTCTTGGTGCAACGTCTGATACATCGGCAAATCGGCTTGAAGACTTTGAACAAGGAACATTTACACCACTAATCGTAGGAACTTCATCTGCTGGGGACTATAGTAACAAAACTCAAATTGGAAGATATCAAAAAATTGGTAGGAATGTATATTGTTTTTTACTGTTTAATGGTAGCTCAGGCACAGGGTCAGGCAATGTGAAAATTACTGGACTTCCTTTTATTATTGCTTCTGGAACTGGTGGTGTTACGGCTATACAGTATAACAATAATTTTGATTTACCAACTGGTGCTAATACTCCAATGTTATATCTAGACCCTGGAACTAGCTATGCCACAACAAGGTGTAACATGGATGCTGCATCACATACACCCCTCCCTTATCCTTCTACTTCAAATTATCTAAGATGTAATTTTTTCTACGAAACAGTTTAATGGAGATAAAAAATGACAATAACTAAAGAAACAATAGAAGATAAAATTGAAGTCGTAGGTGACTTTAAGCATATACAAGTTCAAACAAAGACCATAATTAAAGAGGATGGAGTTGAAATATCACGTTCCTTTCATCGCCATGTTGTAGCACCAGATGATGACAGCACAAACGAGAGTGCAGATGTAAAAGCAATGGTGGCACAGTTTCATACAGATGCAGTTAAAAAAGCATACGCTGACCATATAGCAGAACAGGAAAAATGATATGCCATACATAGGACGAACATTAGGACAAGGCACACGTTCACGATTTCTGTATACAGCTACGGCTGGACAGACTACGTTTTCGGGTTCTGATAGTCAAAGCAATACTCTCGCCTACAGTGATAATAATGGGGTCGATTGTTTTCAGAATGGGGTCTTGCTCAAGGGTGGTGGCGCAGACTACACAGCTACCTCTGGAACGTCAGTAGTCTTAACAACTGGTGCGTCTG